GCAAGCGAGAGTTGAGCGCCCTCGCTCAACCCCTCCGATGCAATGCTGAACAATAGCGCCTCGTTATAAGAACGCATCGCCGCGTTTGCGTCATTTGTCGCGTCCCTTGCCACGATAGTCGCTGCCGTCAGATCTTCTGTTGACGCTTCTAAGTCCTCCACAGCATTGGCGGCGCCATATGCCTGCTCGGTCATTGTTTCAAGCGGGTTATAACCGTGAGCAACCATCGCGGCATAATACTCGTCCCACGTATCAGTGCTGTCAAACAGGGATTGCTTTAGTTCTGCGGATGTGCCTGTTAATTCCGCAATGGAGTTTTCAAGATAGCCAATCTGCGGAGTACCATCGATCAACGCTTCTTTAAAATATCCCCACGCCGTTGTAACATCTAACTCCCCAGACATCAGCCCCTGAAAAGCTAACTTGGCAAGCTGTAATTGGGTCGCAAATACTTGAAGCCCTGCAATCTCATTTGCAAGGAACTCCCCTAATCCTTTGCCAGTTGTCCCAGACGTAAACCCTGAAATGGTATCGACTAAGTCTGTTAGGGCTGGTATAACTTCTTTCCCGATACTCGTAGTAAAGCCCTTCCACGCGTCTGTCAGGCTATCAACAGCAACCTCGTAAGCACGCGCATCCGCAACCGCCTGCCCGGACAATACCAATCCGGTTGCTTCCGCCTCTTCACCCAGCGCCTTGATTCCCTCTGAGCCTAACTCCATCAATGGCGCTAAGTCAGCACCGCTCCGCCCGAAGTTGTCCAGCAAGAACTTGGTGCGGTCAATCGGGTCCTGAATCGCGAGGTACTGGTCGGCAAGTTTCCCCATGCCGTCAATGGTCGGGTTTACGCCGTTGCGGATTGCGATGGTCATTGCGCTTTCCAGCGTGCCAAAGCTGATACCGACATCATCAGCCGCTTGAATCAGCTTACTGGTATCCTCAGCAGACGCGCCGATCTCACGGGATAAGTCGCGGACCTGCTTGGCATATGCAACTGTGTCGCCGACTACCGTGTCATAAACGCCGGATAACGCAGCAAACGCCTCCTTTGCGATGCCGATTGCGCTATTGATTCCGGTGAAGGAAGTCATCAGCGAATCCCACTTTGTTTTTCCGGTTCCGGCTTTGGTGGACGCGGTCGCGGCAGCGTCGCCAAGTGATTCGACCTGCCCCTTCACTTTGGTGAGGTCGTCGCTGCTATTGTTCAGCGCATCAATCACGATCTTCAAGTTAGCCATACTTCGCTCTCAATCTATCAACCTCGTTCACAATATCCCACACACCCTCATTCTCGCGCTTCCACTTTGCAGACTCGCCGGGCTTGTTGCCCTCTGCTTTGTACAGCTTGACCGCTTCGTACACATTCCGCACTTGCCGCATTTTCCGCAGCAAGCCCGCCGGTTGCTCCATCACGCCGCCTGAGTAAGGCAAGGCGCGGTAGTTCTCGCAATTGAGTGCAAGCTCCAACAAGGCGGGCATGTCGGGTCGCTTTCCATCCGCGTAATCAGCGGCAGCTATCAGGATAAAGGGTCAATGTTCATTGCCTCCGCAATGATTTTGAAAACGCAGTCCGCAAGCCAAACGATGAGAGCCGGTTTGGCATTGTCCACGCCTTCAACCGTCATTACCGGCTCGATCATATATCCATGCTCGACAAATGACCTGACGCTATCGCCACGCCACACGGAAAGGGGCGAGTCCTGCTTGCCCTTCATGTCGCGGTGGTAATCTTCCAACATGCGTTGGTTGATTTCTTTCAGCACGCACTTGCCGAACTTCGGATGTTCGAATTCCATAGGTGATTTCCTTTACACTGCCGCTAATGCAGCTTTGGTCTCAACTGTCAGCCAATTGGTCAAGGTCGGGTTATAAACGCCGTCCAGTACCAGATCGTAGGTCATCAGCCCGTTCTTATCCTGGAATAGTTCAGGCGCTTGCATCGTGTGACCTGCAAAGGTCAAGGTCATGGAGCGCAAGGTGGTAGAAGAGCCAACGGTATAGATGATGCGCACTTGTTTTTCCAGAATTGTGTTGGCAGCCGCAAGCATGGCAATCAAATAGTCATCGGTTGACGTGTTCAATTCCAAACTGAGTTTCAATTGCCCGCTCCACTTGTTATCGTAGGATGCGGTTGGTGTGCATTCGCCCAGGAAGTTGTGATACTCCCGGTTGGCATTGACGCTCAATTCCCAACTGAACGCGCTCGATGCCAGCGGAGTGAAGGTGTTACCAGCCCACGTTTCAATCGCAACGGAAGCCATGCAGCCGGTCATGCGCGTGCCGGTAGTAAGGTCGGCAAGCGATTGTAATGCGCCAGGTATCACCTTTCCGCCTATCAATGAAGCCCCGACGCTCACACCTGAGTTGGCTGCACCGCTCAATGTCAGGCTCGTAACGGTCGCATCGTTCATCTGCCAGACTTCGTCGGTCTGCCCAAATTGCAAGGTCGCAGCGTGGGGAGTGATTGCGGCTGTAGTCGGCGCGGCATACGTACGCGTGTAAGGGTTAGCTGACCCAGATGGCGTGACCGTGCCGAATAGCATTTCCAACCAGTAGTTCAATTCCTCAAAGTCGGTATCGCTCGTCTCAGCCGTTGCGCTGGATAGATAGCGGTCAAGGACGGTCTGATGAGTCGGAGCCATCGTGCCCCGTAATTGATCAAGCGCGCGGGTTTCGAGTTCCGGCCGCAGCTTGAAGCTGGACACGTTCTGAAGCTTACGAGTTGCGGTTGCGGTTGCCGTGCCGAAAGCCGACTGCCAGCCAAGTTGTAATACATTGTGTGCATTAAGCATTTTCTACCTCTGATTTCTGATGTGATAACTTGTAAATGCCCGCCTTGAGCGCGGCTTTCGTCAGCTCCTTCGGGAACTGTTTCCACTCATCCACGCTCAAATCGCGCGCTGGCAGTCCCACGAAGTAGCCACTTCCCTGATAAACGTAACAATCAGCCACTGACTACCTCCAATACTTGTAATAAACATAGAACACCGGCATAGTAACGCCCTGACCCACGCGGCCATTCGTACTCGCCCGGCGTAATAGACACGCTCTGCAAGGTGGTGTTGGCATACGGGCACTTGCCCCACGTCCGCATCCCGTCTAAATACTTGCCCGAATATTCAACCAACTTCGGCGCAAACTCACGCAAGCCCAGGCCCTGCTCGGAAGGCTGCCACAGCATAAGGTCGGTTATCTGCCAGTTGATTGACATAGCCGTTCCAATCGCAATGTGCGTGCCCTCACGCCCTTCACCCGGCATGGTTGCAACGGGTAAGAGCAACCGGCACGGTAGCTGAGCGGTAGAAACAGACTCCGGCAGTTGGTCCAGATCGTAGGCATAAGGCGTGACACCATCCGCCATACTTACAGACAAGTCGGCCAGCGACCCGTAAACGTTTACAATCGCGCTTGCGCTCATACACCCACCCGCCTTTTGTACCGGTCAAGCATCCGCGTCACGTCACTCGGTAGGGAAGAAGGCATAATCGTGACCCCATCGCCCGTAATGAGCGGACGGTCAATGTCTGCCGATGTATCCTTTTGCCGGTATAGAAACGCGGCCAGCCTGACGCAAGCATGCTGGATGTCAGCCGGAGCGGTAGCAGAATAGCCCCACGTTCCAGCCACGCTTATTTCGCTATCACCGTCCGAGAAGCTCCAGGATTGTGACTCGTCCAAACGGATAAGCCACTTCGGGCTGTCATTGCGCGGGAAGAGGCGATAATTGCCGCTCGTGACTTCCACCGCGTTGCCGTTCGTGAGTTTTGTCACGGTCAGCAGGTCTTCGCCGTATAACATCAAATCCTGCCCGTCGGTGCAATCTTCGCCGAAGCATTTCGTAGCGGTGACGGCTGTGAATGTTCGTCCGGTGTAAGCATCAATCAAGCCTTCCGCACGCGTAATCAGATCGCCAAGTAGATTGTCGTCCACCACCGTCGATGCAATGCCCAAATAGTCTTTTACTTGTACGGAAGTTGCGTATGCCATGTTACTTGACCACCTTTACCTTTGACGTGGCTTTGTTGCCAACAATCTTGATTGCCGGTTCGTCCTCAATCAGCGCGGCATAACCCGCGTTGATAAAAGCCTCCACAGCACTATCAGGCAATTCAGCGATTCCTGGCTCAAACTCGACCGCTTTCCGATCAATCTCAAACCGGAATGGAACTAATATTTTGACTTTCATCATTACTCCATTCAGGCGCGCTGGATGAGCATTGTCACCACGCCGCCCTTTGCGTCACCCGCATTCGCCACTTTCAAAGTTAGCGTGCCAGATCTGACCCACAGCATTTTGGTCGGGTCGTTGATGTAAACGGTCGCGGCGGCTGTCACATCCGCCCCCTCACCGCACAACACGTCCAGCCCATCACCGTCTTCGATGGTCACATCGTATAGGTTGGTCGGCGCTGTTCCGCCTGAATCTGAAGCCAGACTGACTTTTACGATCTTGCCGCAATACCAGCCAGAAGCGGCTGAATCCACCGCACCACCGGTCGCGCTCAACCAATCCCATTGGATCTTCTGCAACGGATAGTTTATGCTGTCCTGCGTTATTGTTACAACCTGGTCTGCCATAAATATTTCTCACTTTCGAGGGTCTTGGGGCGGAACTGAGTCCGCCCCTTCGTTGCCCCCAACTTTGTTA